CTCGAAGTCCTCGCGGAACCGGGCGATCGCCTGCCGGATGTACTCGTCGAGGCTGTTCGACCGCGTCGCGTCCTCCTGGAGGTCCGCGGACGGGCTGTCGACTGGCGTGTTCAGCTCGGTCGCGTGGATATCGCTGGCCTTGTAGAACTCGACGCCGACGCGGCCATCCTCGACGACGACCGCGTACGTTGGACTCGAGTCCGTGGCCTCGATCTCCGCCTCCTCGTCCGGGCTCGTGAGGACCTCAACGACCACGCCGACGCCTTGGGGCGTGCTGACGGCGTCGCCCTGGCTGTACCGATTCGCGTTCCGCCGCCGGTCGTCGCCGTCGTCGGCGGGCTCGGGATCGGGCGTGAACAGGAACTCGACGTCGTGCTGCTCGTAGACGTCGAGGGCCTCCTGGTCGGAGATCCCCATCACGTTGATGACGGGGTCGTGGATCGCGAAGTCGTTCCAGTCGTCGGGCCACACCCGGAGTTCGCCGTTCCGGATCTGCCAGACGTCGGCGCCGGCCTCGACGAGGCCGTCGAGGAACTTTTGGAAGTCCTCGAACTCGCCGGGGTCGCCGTCGGTCGCGAACGTCGACGGTGCGTACTCGGCGTTCTCTCGCGTCGACAGCTTCCGGAACTGCTCCTGGACGCGCTCGTTCTCCTCGTCGACGTCGAGGTCCTCGGCGTCGGCGGGCTCCATGCCCTCGACGGCGTCGTCGGCCTCGGCGCCGCGCTGGGGTTTCCAGCCGAGGATCTCCTGGCGGAACTCCTCGACGGTCATCGCCTGCAGCGGGTTGCCGCCGGTGCCGGTGTTGACCGCGTTCGCGAGCGTCTGCGCAACGTCGGCCTGGTCCTTCTCCGAGGGCTCCTCGAGGGACGGCCACTCGATGCGGTACTCGCCCTCGGGCTCGGGGAAGACGTTCCGGTTGATGAGGCGGTCGAGGGTCGGTCGGAGCTCGACGGGCGCGCAGTACTCGGCGCGGAACTCGGCGGCGCGCTCGTGCCACATCGCGCGGTCCTCGGACGTCGCACGCTCGCCGGTTTCGTTCCCCATCAGGATGGACTGGGGGATGTCGTGACCGGCGGAGATGTCGCGGTACTGGCCCTCGAGGTGGCCGGTCGGGTCCTCGGTCGACCCGTCGACCGTCTCGATGTCGGCCTTCGTGAAGATCTCCCGGGACATGTTCTGGATGTACCGGCGGATCTGCTTGTGGAGGCCTTCGCCGTCGTCGGAGAACTCGGCCATCTGGCCGTTGACCTTCGGCGGGGAGACGACGAGGCCCTGATAGGCGGTCCGCCAGTACCCCTCGGCGGACGCCCCGAGGATCTTCTCGATGTCGTCGATGCGGTTGAGCGACTGCTTCAGCACCGAGTCCGACTTCAGCTCGTCGTCGAACACGTTGCCGACGACGTGGATGACGCGGGAGTGGTGGACCTGGACCGTCGGTCGGTTGTCGCCGAGGTCGACCTGGTAGCTCCGTGGCTTCCCGAACCGCGGGTCCGTCGGGTCGTCGTCGACCCAGTCGATCTCGTCGGGGTCGACGCGGCCCTGGTCGTACGGTGTGAGATACCGCAGCGCCTCGTCGGGGTCCATCTCCTCGAGGGAATCGGCGTCGACCTCCTCCTCAAGCTCGTCGGCGCCGCCTTCGGCGACGGCGTCGTCGGCGAGCCCGAGGAAGATGAGCGAGAACTCGCCCAGGCGCTCCATCCGGGAGGCCCGCTCGAAGACCTCGATGGGGTCTTCGGGGGTGAACTCGCCGGAGAGGAAGCTCTCGACGACGTCCTCGAACTCGGTGGTCTCGCCCCCGGCGCCGGTGTCGATGATCTCGGGCTGCGCCCACGCCTTCTTGGGGAGCTTGTCGACGAGCGCCGGCGCCGTGTCGGTGCGCTCGTAGCGGGCGCGGAAGTGCTCGTACCGGGGCTCCTTCACGTAGCCGAGGGCGTCGAAGAGGTTCCGTTCGCCCCCGTAGGTCGACATCCAGAGGGACTCCCGGAGGTCGCCGATGCTCCCCAGCTCGTGGCGCTTCGTGTCCGACACCAGGCCGGCGCCGGCGTTGAGGCGATGGACTGGCGGCGAGTCGTTCACGCGGGGTGAGAGCACCCCGCTGCTGTCGTTCTCGTCGTCGGTGTTGTCAGCACTCATAAGTATCACTCGAAGGGATCGTACCAGGTCGAGTCCTCCTCCTCGGCCTCCGCGTCGGTCCGGAGCCGCCAGATCGCCATCAGCGCCGCGTCCAGGTGGTCGGGCGAGTGCCCGAGCTCCTCTTTGATCTCGTCCTTCGAGGTGGCCTCGTACACCTCGGCCCCGTTCTGGCCACGGGAGTCCAGCGTCCGCTTGGAGAACTCGACGACCCGCGAGGCAACGACCGCCTCCTCGCGGAGGTCCTGGTCGGCGATCACGCCGCCGTCCTCGAGCCACTCGCCGAAGTGGAACAGCGCCTCGGCCCACTTGTCGTACCAGCGCGTCAGCTCGACCGGCTTCGTCCCGTTCTGGAAGTCCACCACGTTCGGGACGCGGTCGGCGACGTAGTCGTGGAAGCCAGGAGCGTACCCCTTGTCGACCGCGACCTCCGGCGCCGGCCACTCCTTCAGACCCGGCGTCGTCGACGTCCCCGCGACGACGTCCTGCTTCTGGACCTCGTGGTTGGTGCCACGCTCCGAGTAGTGGACGCGCAGCTCCATCGTGTGCTCGCCGACCATCACCGTCTTGTCGCTCGACCGGGCGACGTCGATCCCCACTGTCCGGGGCGTCTCTCGGACCGAGACTGGCGTGGCGCGACCCCAGGCCGCCTTCACGGCCGACGTCTCGATCGGGCGGTGAGCGGCGGCGCCCTCGGGCGGCATGATGCCGGCGCGGCGCCGGTACCAGCGCTGGGAGAGGTCCTTCCGGAAGTCGGGGTTGTCCGGGAGGTCCTCATCGCGCTCGAAGACGAGGTCGCCGTCGGGCGAGAGCTTCGGCGCCGAGACGCGGAGCGCCGTCCGGATCCCCGGCCAGTCAGTGCCGTTGTGCTCGACCCAGTCGTCGCGCAGCTTGCTGATGCCCGCGACGCCGTCGATCTTCTCGGCGTCGATGTTCCCGAGCTCGACCTGGACGTTGTGCGCGTCGAACGTCGAGAACCGGAGGACCTCCCAGTTCGGGTGGTCGTCCATCAGCGGGTAGATCGAGTTCGTCTCGTCCTTCGGCGGGTTCGCGATCAGGATGAGGCGGTCGCGGTTGTCCGTCGCGAGCGACCGCATCGCCTCGATGACGTCCTCGTCGACGGCGGACTTGTCGGCCTCCTCGATGATCGAGAGCGTGAACGCGCCGTGGACGCCCTCGAGCTCGCCAGCGTCCCTGGGGGAGCTGGCCTCGAAGAAGTGCTCGGGCTCGCCGTCGATCTCGATGCGCTCCGGCCGGCTCTTGTACTCGCCGGGGAGCGGGATCCGAGCGCTTCCGTGGAGGCTCTCGACAGGCTTGCAGTACGTCCGCTTCATCTTCCGCTCGGTCCCCGACGTCGCGAACGCGACCGCGGGGTACCGGCAGAACAGCCAGACGATCGTGATGGCGGCGAGGATGTACGACTTCCCCAGCGAGTTCGCGGAGACGACGAGCAGCTGCTTGTTGTTCGCGACGGCGCGACAGATGCGGCCTTGCGCCTCGCCGACCTGGATGTCGAGGTAGTCCTCGATGGCGTCCTCGATCCAGGTCTCGTCGCCGGCGTCCGCCCGCTGCGCGTAGTGGGCCGGGGGTTTCGGCGCGTCGACGTCGTCGCCGGCGCCGCCGGGCGCGACCTGGGCGGAGTTAGTCCTCGACTGGGTCATCGTCCTCGTCACCCCCGTGGTAGCCTTTCAGGTTCGACATGAACTGGTCCTCGAGACTGACGTTCGCCTCGAGGCGATCGGGTTCGCGCTCGACGTGGCCGCGGTCGCCGAGCCACTCGTTCCAGTCGGCGACCGTCTTGACGGCCTTCCGGTACTCGTCGTTCTCCATCAGCTCCTGGACGGCGGTCTGGAAGACCGTCGACGTGATCGCGTCGACGCGGTTCTCGTCGATCTGCTCGACGATGAACTCCTGGAGGCGCGCTTTGTCCTGGGAGATCTGGCTCTTCGAGACGTCGTAGCGGTCGGCTAAACGGGTGGGGCTGATTGAGTCAGGGTGGCCGGCCTTCTCGATGAGCTGGTAGATCTCGGCCCGCCGCTCCGTCCAGTGATACTCCGCCGCTGGCTTGTCGTCGGGAATCTCGACGGCGCCGTAATCTACGTCAGTCATGTTAAGTTGTGTTCAGCGGTGTAACGCTGTTACTCGGCGTTGACCGTCGCCTCGAGCTGGCGCTCCGCCTCGGCGACCCGGCGCTCGATGACCTGCCGGTAGGTCTCCTCGTCGAGCTCGAAGCCGACGCAGTCGCGCTCGGACCGGATCGCCGCGGCCGCCGTGCTGCCGGAGCCCAGGAACGGGTCCAGGACGACGTCCTCCCGGGCGGACGACTGCTCGAGCAGCGTCTCCAGGAGGCCGACCGGCTTCTCGGTCGGGTGCTCGTTGTCCTGCGAGGAGTGCTTGTGGAGGATGATGTCCGAGAGCGTCCGGTCGAGCGGCCTGGCGTCGCTCGTGTCGTGGACGGCGTAGAGGATGAACTCGTGCTGGTAGCCGTACCGGACGTTCCCGCTCCCGAACGCGGTCTGGTTGTTCGGCGTCGACTTCAGCCAGACGATGCAGTTCACGACCTCGAACCCGACCTCCTCGAGGACGTCCCGGAAGTCGTCGTACGTCTTCCAGGACGCGAAGGCGTAGAGATGGCCGTCCTCCGCGAGCACCCGCTTCAGTTCCGGGACGACCGCGCGCCAGAGGTCGACCGCCTCCTCGTAGCCGTCGTTCTCGAGGTCGCCCTCGTGGTCGACGTCGGTCGCCCCGAGCGTCTCGGTCAGGTCGACGTCCACGCCGTAGGGCGGGTCGGTCAGCACCAGGTCGACAGCGTCGTCGTCGACGCGCTCCCGGATGCCCTCGACCGCGTCCTCGTAGTGGATGGTCGTCGACGGCGCGTACTCGTACGCCGGCGACGTCGAGTTGTCGACCCGGATCTCGGCGAGCAGCTCGTCGAGGTCCTCGTCCGTCGCGTCGACGAGGTCCTGGACGTCGTCGGACCGCCCCTCGTTCAGGAGGTAGTCGTACTCGAGGGCGTCCCGGGTCGAGTCGTGCTCGCCGGAGATCTTGTTGAGCTCCTGGCGCCAGAGGCGGCGCTGGGCATCGTCCTCAAAGTCGTAAAGCTTCACGGGCACCTCGTCGAGGCCGACCTCCTGGGCCGCTCGCCAGCGGTGTTCGCCGTCGGCGATCAGGCCCTCGGCCTCGCCGTCGTAGCCGGGGAGGTCGCCCGTGTTCGCGATGATGGCGTTGCCGATCCAGCCCTTGTCCCGCAGGTTGTCGCAGAGCAGCCCGAACATGCTGTCCGGCTGTTCGTTGGGATTGTCCCCATCCACGCGGAGCTCATCGGGAGGGACCGTGGTCTGTTCGACTGGCTGCGGCAGCTCCTCGAGGGAGAGTGTGTCGTCAGTCATGGTCGTGGAAAGTCCGTGAAACGTTCCGCTGGCAGTGCGGGCACCACCGACGCCCGATCCCAGCCTGGTTGTGAGGGACAGCGTCGGTCATGAGGAGTCGTCCTCGTGGTAGTCCCGGAGGTTCGACATGAAGGCGTCCTCGAGCCCCTCGTGGGTCACGGTCAGCTCGTCGTCCGGGAAGATCCCGGCCTTCTCGCATATCGACTCGTAGCGTCGGAGGAACCGCTCGTCGCCCGACCGGCGGTACTGCTCGACGGCGATCGCCGCCAGAAGCCGGGCGTGACCCTGGGCCCCCTCCGGGGAGTCGAGGAGTTCCTGGGCCTGGTCGACGCGCTCGATCTCCTCGTCGGTGAGGAAGTCCGAGACGAAGCTCTCGGCGTACGCCCCGTGGGTCGCCGCGTTCGTGTTCCCCTCGGGAGCACCGGCGCCCTCGCGAGCGCCACCGGAGCCGCCGGCGCCGCCGTGGTGCTTGCAGCGACCCTCGCCGGTATGGTCGGTCCCCCGGCCCGGCGTCGACCGGCAGTACCCGACGAACACCGTCTCGTCGCCACGGCTCTCCGTCCGTTTCCCCATACAGTCGTCGTCGGTCGGCTCCCTGGTCGGCACCTCCTCTGTGGGCTTCCCGACGAGCTCGTCTTCGTTCATGTTCATGGTGTTGATTGTCTCGTCGATATCTACAGCCCCGGCGAGAGGGCGCCAGAGCGCGGCGTTCGCGGGCTGAGGTCGGTCGGTTGGTCGGGTTCGTACGGCGACTGGCCGGGGATATCCTCGCGGCGGTGGCGGGCCTGGAGGTGGCAGCGCCGGCAGAGGCCGAGGAGGTTGTCGCGTTCGTCGAGGTCGCCGCTCCCGAGGTGGTGAACGTCGATCTCACGGACCTCCTGGCGGCTTCGGCCGCAGTCCGCGCAGCGGTAGTCCTTCTTGGAGCGGGGGCCCCAGAACTCCGCCTGGTAGTCGAGTGCCATCGTTATCCGAGCCTCGCTCCGTCTGTTCGGGTCTCCTCGAGGACGTCCTCGATGAGGCAGGGGCCGCAGATGGTGACCGTGTCCTCGGGAGTGAGGTTGAACTGTTCAGCGACACGGCCGCCGAGGTCGGTGGTCTTGAACCAGCGCTCGTGGAGCTGGCTCATCAGCGCCGGGTCCTCGTCGGGGTAGTCGGCGCCGCAGCCGTCGCAGGTGTATCCGTATCCCATGTGTCAGTCCACTGTGTTCAGCGTGTGTTCACCGTCCCCGCAGGCGTTCTTCGAGGATATCGGCCGTCTCGCGGGCCGTCGCACCGGCGATGTCGGGAATGTGGTCCTCGGTGAGTGTGTTCACGTCGTGTTCACCAGTTCCGTCCCCGGGTTCGCCGCCCTCGACGGCGTCGACGAGCCGGGCGATCGTGTCGCCGAACGACTCCTCCTCGCGGTTGACGTCGTCGAGGTCCTCGTAGACCTCCTCGGGGATGGTGAGCGTCTTGCGTCCCATCGGCAGCTATACCTCCTCGTCGACGTCGTCGGTCGGGAGTTCGATGATCGGGCAGATGTCTCGGAGCTGGTCGGCCTGCGCCTGTTCGACGTGGCCCTCGGGCGTGATCACGACCGCGACCGCCCGGTCGTCGTTCTGTGCGTACTCGAGGGCCTGGGCAACGCCGCTGCGAACCGAATCGGCGTCGTTCTCGACCTCGATGGCGAGGATGACGACGCCGAGGTTGACCCAGTAGTCCGCGTAGGCGCTGGTTCCGTCGAGGTACTTCTCGTGCTCGACGGCGTCGGCGCCGAAGAGACTCTGGAGGCGCGGGCCAACGACGCGGTCGTGGAACTCGGCTTCGGAGATCATGAGTCCTCGTCGACGACGCCCTGGACGTTCTCGGTGACCTCCTCGGCGCTCTCCTGGATGTCGTCGGCGAAGATCCAGAGGAAGGTCACGGCGACCGCGTACACCGCCCAGTTCAGCGTGGGCCCGCCGGCGACGATCGTCTCGGCGACCTTCGTGTAGCCCAGGACAGGAAGCACCGGGCTCGCTGCGAGCTTCGTCGACAGCTGCTTGACTCGGGTCCGTGACTGACCGTAGAGTGGTATTCTGTCGAACATGGGTCTCACATAGGAATGACAGAAGTGCAGAACAGCCCACGACCGAAGGCGAGCGCCCCCAGTGCATACGCAGGCTCCTTTGCGAGATCGCGCCAGTGGCCAGAACGTCGGTGCCGGCGAGTACCCTGGAGAACAGCGTAGGCCGCAATTGCAGACATGATCACTGTACTGCAGGTGGCCGCAGCGCCGAACCCCATCGCGAAGCTGTGGTACTCGGCAAAGGTACTGAACGGTCCTGTATATGATCCCTGTTCATCGAGAGTCGGAATGTACCGTGTGAACCGGCCGCTTGCGGTCATGGTTTTCAGGACTCCTGATCCGAGGATGATCCATCGGACTCGTTCTCAGAACCAGCCTGGACGTCCGCCCAAGCGGCGTAGAACTCGCCGAGTTCCATGCCGTTCACGAGCCCGAGGACGATGATGGCGAGCGAGAAGACGTGCATGGGGTCGGCACCCTCGCCGATCGCGAAAACGCCGAAGCTGACGATTGCGATCGAGATGACGAGGTTCTTGAGCACCTTCCAGGTTCTGAGGTTCATCGGGGACCACCTGTTTCTGAGATAGTGATCGATGCGACGGTTCTGCCGGGTGACGGCGTCCGGTACTGACGATGTGTTTTTAGTGGACATGACACATCTAAGGGCCTCGTCCGCGCCGTGAGCGCGGTGTCGGCGTGACCGATCGAGGCTATCGTGGCGAAGGGTGGGGGTATAGCGGGCTGGCCGGTTGGGGATTCGCAGTTGATGGCCGGGCTCGGAGCGGTCGCGGTTTCCCGCGGAGCTCCAGGTACCGGGCCGGCGGGGTCCCAGTTGCCCCGGGACTGCCGTCGGCGATCCCGTCACTGCGGACTCGCCGCGGTCCTGGCGCGTTGGAGTGGTGATCAGCTGACGCTCCGAAGCGCGAATGCCAGTGAAACGATCTCGTTGTGGTGAAACGAACTCATCCAGTCGACGGTCTCGCGGTGACACGTTGGCCAGCCCTCGGACCGTGGCGAGAATCGATTCGACGGATGCGTGGTACGCATGCAAGCAGTCCCCTCGACCAACGCACCTCCGAGCGCCACTCGGAGGTCATCGACGGCGCCGGGTACAGCCGGGCGCGCCGATCGGCGTCGACGTCATCGGGGATCTCTGCGTCTTAACCAACATTCGAGTGTGGTCGTTCCAGCGTGTTGGTTAAGGTCGGGCTGTCATCGGCGACCGGACCGTCCAGCCCACTGGAACAGCTGCTCAACGCCATCTTCGATGCCCGACACCTGACCGTCGTCGAAGCCCTGGCGGTAGCCGAGTTTGAACCCGAGATAGCCACCCCCGAGGCCACTGACGACCATGCCGATGACGCCGGCTGCGAAGATCACGATCATCTGGTATCAGCCTCCACGGAGTTGTGTTGAGCGCGGATGACGGCCTCTGCCGTTGCCTGACTGAAGCACTCGAAGTCATCGCCGGCGGTATCCGGCTCCTGTTTCAGCTCCTGGACGCGCTCGACGAGATGGACCCAGTCGTGGTCGATCCCGAACTCGTGGAGTGTCACGGTCAGCTGGACCGCGTCGTCGCGAGCACGTTCCGCCGATCGCGTCGGCGGTGATCGATGCGGGTCCATGGTGCCACAGCCAGTACAGTACGAGCTCTTCCCGTCGTCGCTGTACGCCGGGCCGAGCCGGTTGTGGATCTTGACGGACTCGAAGTACTCGCGGTCGAGGTAGTCCCACTTCGCGCCCTCGGGGAGATCCTCCTCCACGTAGGCCAGGATGCCGTGGCGCTCGACGCCGACCTCCCACGGGAACTGCTCATACCGACGGAGGCGCTGATAGCACTCCTGACAGACGTGGTCGTTCTCCGCGATGACCGTCCGGAAAAGCCGTCGTGGGTCGTCCGGGATTTCAAGTCGATCATCGGGGAGTTGGATCACGGTTTGAGAGCCCGGAGAGGAGATAGCCGCGTCTGAGCAGGACACCACCTCTCGGCGGCTTGAGAGCGAACCCGACCTGGTCGTCGACTGCCGTCGTCGTATATCAGACTTCATTACCAGTTAGGTGTCAGGATGGTCGCGGATACTGCAGACGACCTGTCTCAGGTCCCCGGATTTGCGCGACGTGAGAACATAGTCGCGGTTTTTGAGAGTATCCAGCGCCTCGTCGATCGTCCGTTCCGGGAGGTCCGTCTCGGCGATCAGTTCACCGCGCGTGAGCTGTTCGTCCTCCGCACTCGAGAGGACGTGGTAGACGTACTTCGCGCTCGGGGGCAACTCGGAGAGGTCGGTTGTTTCAGTCATCAGATAGAACTGTAGCGGTGGATGCGGTGGCCTGGATGCTGGCCTGCTTCGGGTTCGCACCGAACGACACGACACTCTCGGTAGTGGCGTAGGACTCGTCGACGGTGACGAGCATCGACCGGGCCTCGAGGACGTCCTCCAGGACGCCGACCCAGGGGTCGAGCCACTCCCAGTGCTCCAGCAGCGGCCGGAGATCGGGGAGCCCCTCGTCGGTCAGCGTGGTCCAGCAGCCACAGACAGGATCACCGGGGTCGCCCCATCTCGCCGGATCGTCGACGAGCTCCATCGCCGCCTCGAAGAAGACGTCCCGGACGAACAGCCGGTCGGCGTCCTCGACGGGCCACGGCACGATCTCCTCGTACCGCTCCTCGTCGGTCCGGAACGCGATCGGGAGCCGCCAGCCCTCGTCCGTCTGCTCCAGGAGGCCGAGCGCCTGGAGCCGGTCGCCGGCGGCCTCGCCGTTTCGGGAGATCGTCGACCGAGCGACGTCCGCAGCGTCGGCCAGGTCGCCCGTCGACAGCGGTTCGTCGACGGCGAGCAGCGCCTTCACGATAGCCCGGCCTCCCGGCGAGCAGTGCGGAAGGAGTCGGTCGACCGGCAGCTTCGACAGCGCGAACCGGACCTCGCTCGGCCGGAGTTCGCGAGGGGCGTCCTCGGACTCCAGCCAGTTCAGCGCCGTCGCGACGTCGTACGGGTTCCCGGTGAACAGCCGGAGCAGCGAGACGGTCTCCCGGGTCGGCCGGAGGTTCTTCTCGTCGGCCATCCTGGACGTCGCGACGGCGAACTGCTCGCGGTCGAACTCGAACGCCCGAACCGGGATGTCGACGGTGAACTCGGGAGCGTCGTCCCGGACCTCGGACGGTGCCTGCAGCTCTGCCTCGAGGTCGTCGACGAACGCCGCCCGCTTCTCGCCGTCGACGGCGCCGAAGTTCCCCGCCAGGACGAACGACCCGATCAGCTCGCCGACCGGGTCGGCAGCGTCGACGTCGGCGAAGATGGTCCAGTCGAGCTTCTGCTTCCGCTGCTCGAAGAGCTGGCGGTACGCCGAGAACTGGGCGTACCGGGACTGGATCGCGGCGCCGATGGTGAGGGTCCGGACCAGGTCGTCCCAGCGGTCCGCGTCGAAGTCCGAGCTGAACGTCGGGAGGCGGACCTCGCGAACGATATCGACGTCGACGAGGTCCATGATGTGGACGACCGTCCCGACCAGGCCGAGGGCGTCCCGGAGGATCGTGCCGCGGAAGCTGTCCTCGTCCTCGAAGTCGCCGTTGTGGAGCTTCGTCGTCAGCTCCTCGAGGTGTTCGCGAGCCTCCTGGAGTGCCTCGATGAACTCCTCGACCGTCTCGTGGTCGTCGGGGAGATGGCCGAGACACCGGGACGACCGCAGAACCTGGCGGTGTTCGTCGAACAGGTCGACGAAGTCGTAGTCCGCGGACTCCAGTCGTTCCGGCGTGAGGCAGTACTCGAAGATCCGCCAGTGGGTTAACGCCCTGGCGGTGGACACCCAGTACTGCATCGGGTTGACGTACTCAGCCGAGGAGACCACGCGGCCCCCGCCGGGATCGACCCAGATGCCGGGGATGCGGTAGTCGTCGGCTTTCTCAACCGGGTGGTCCACCACGCTGAAGCCGTTCTCCCGGGCTGAGGCGGCCGCTCCGAAGGCCTCCTCGCGAGACAGGGTGGCGACCGGCGCCAGCCCCGTGCCCTTCCGCCGCGGGTCCCCTGCGTGGGGGCCCTCGTGCTCGCGCGGGTTTACACGTCCATGGTCGGACGGATGCAACGAGTCGCTAAACGCCTCGTCAAGCCGCTGCTGTCGGGGGGTTTCGGTGTCTATCGTCTCGATCGCCTCGCGACCGGCGGGTCCGAGCTCGACGTGCGACCGGCCGCGGGCCTTGATCGTCTCGACGAGCCCGAGCTCGACAAGGGCGTCGTCACGACGCTGGACCCAGTTCGAGATTGTCGGCTTCGAGACGCCGAGCGCCGCCGCGAGGGCGTGATAGCTCAGCGTCTCGTCGTGCTCGTTGTGGAGCAACCGGAGGATCTGGGCTCCCGTGGAGTCGCGCTCGAGGACGTCCAGGGCACGGTCGACGCGCTCGTCGATAGGTGCTGTACGTCCCCGTCCAGTCCACCGTTCGTTAAACGCGGTCCGCTCCAGGTCGTGACTCACCGCGAGGCGCCGCAGGTCGATCGGCGACCCGACGACGACGACCTCGCAGTTCCGCGCGAGCTGCCAGAGCAACTGGACGACGCGCTCGCGCTGGTCCGGGCTCTGGTCCTGGAAGCTCTCCTCGAGGCGGACCGAGATGGTCGGTGTGTTCACCGCGTGTTCACCGGTCGCCCACCCGACCAGGCGGGCGGTCCCGAGGATCTCCTCGACCGGCGCGCGCTGCGTTCCGAGCCGGCGCGCCAGGAACAGCAGCCCGTCGAGGTCCTCGCCGCCGTAGATGAGCCGCCGGACGAGATCCTCCTCGACGTCCGGGTCGTCGCGCTCGACGCCGCGGGCGAGGCGTTCGATCACGCTCCGCAGCGGGTAGGCGACGTCCCGAGACTCGAGGGCCTCCTGGAGCTCGCTCGAGGTGCGCCCCTCGGC